ACCTCCTCGCGGAACTGCTGTTGCTCCTCGTATCTCTAATGCATCTTCTGATTGATCGTATAATGCATACGCACCAGCAGAAGCACCAAATAATTTTACATCTAATCCTGTGCCATCAACACCAACTGTAACTGCACCACTAAATTGTGAAGCACCAGCAATATCAATTGAACTAGAAATGTCTAATGTTGCAGCGTCTAGTTCGCCAGAGATTGTTAAATTTCTTTGTCCTGTTGTATCTATACTTGAATCTGTTGTAACTACTTTAGAGGCAATAGCTGTACCTGCTGTTAATCCGTCTAATAATTCTAATTCTGCCTCAGCAAGAACAGCACTACCAGCAGTAAAAGCTGTACCTGTCACAATACCAGTTGAAGTTATTGCACCAGAACCAATAGTCCCAGCAACTGTTACTGCACCATCCGCAAGTGTTATTAAATCAGTATCATCAGTATGTCCGATTGTCGTACCGTTAGTAATAATATTATCAACGGTTAAAGTTGTTAAAGTACCTAGACTAGTTACACTGCCTTGTGCAGCTGTTGCTAGAGTACCTGTTAAAGTTCCTGTAACTGTTAAATTATCTGCAACCGTTGTTTCTGATGTTGTGTGTCCAATTGTTAATGCGATTCCTGAAGTCTCAGTTGCAATTTTTAAAGCACCTACAGCATTTGTAATGTATGAATTAGATCCATCATGATAAAGTGTTAAATCTTGACTATCACCAATTTTTAATGGAGTTGAATCTGTTAATAATAATGAATCTGCTGATTCATCCCATAAAGCATAGCTTCCTGAAGTTGCCCCAAATAATTTAACATCATAACCCGTGTCATCAATACCAACTGTTAAAGTATTATGTATTTGATGTGATGCAATACCAGTATCAACCATGTTTGGATCAGTTGAATCATCTGCAGTTGCATAAACAAGTTTTGTTCCTTTATCTGTACCTTTAAAAACAACTGTGTCACCTGATCCAGTGACATATTTAAATGTAACAGTATAATTTCCTGATGTACCATTCATCAGAATATACATTTGTTGAACATCCAAAGGAACTGTAACTGTAGTGGCTTCACTAATTGTTCCAGTAAATTTTATAATTCTATGTGCAAGTTCAGCTCCCGCTGATCCATCAGAAACGGATAATGTAGTAGGAGTTGATGTTACAGCTTTTTCAACATAGCCGCCAACCATCTGTTCAATGATTTGTAAATTGGTATTAGTTGTCGATCCCCATGTACCAGCGTTTTCGCCAGTGGTCATTAACTCTGTACCAAGACCCGTATAACTTGATGCCATTAAGCGCTCCCTACAAATACTTCAACATCACAAGAATCTGTATCAGCAAGTGCTGTGATATCGACTAAATCGTTTAATGATACTGTAATTGCAGAACCAGCTGCATGCATAGTATCTTTAACTCCACCACTATTATCACCTGGATAAATAAACGAGTGGCCAGCGTCTACCTTCATACAAAACTCTGTACTATCTTCATCTCTAAATGTTAATGTAAGATGATTCGTTGAATCTAAATTTGTAATTCTAATGTATCTAACATCGTCTTCATCGAATTGACCTGCTAGATAACTTTTTGATAAATCTGTTGAAGAAGCTGTAGCAAAACCTAACAATCCTGTTTCTGTTGTTGATATAGTAACTATTCTTTAAACAATTTCATTAACACTTGAAATATCCAAGGATCTTTCGCTGTTATAACTGTTATTATTAAGTGTGATTTCTTCTATTACTGATACTGTTAGTGTTGCCATAGTTTAATCCTTACGGTGTCGGAGACTGAACGGGTATACGTGGTTCACCATCCGTATAATCGTCTCGTCTTCGTCTACCTAATTGTTCTCCACCGAATTTTTGAACTTCGGTTTGATACTTTTGTTCATATAATTGTAGCATATCCATTGGACCTTTTAAATAGCTAAATGCTTCTACCAAGCAGGCATATAAAAGTCCATTGCCAAAATTAAGACTTAAATAAGTTGTCGTATTTGCTGAACTCAATCCTGTTGGTCTAGCATTATAATGAATTTTATACATAAAAGCTGAGCTTGGTGTTGGAACAATTGTAATTCTTCCCGAAGAAGTTGCACCGCTTCCTTCGGCTCCTCCTGACATAGCATAGTATTTTGGTGTGCCAGTAGTCGTTTCAGCTGCATCATATTCTCTTAAAAAAGTAATATCTTTCTTTTCTAACCAGCTATTAGCTCCAGTTGCAGCAGTTGTTGAAGTATAAACTTGAAGTCCTCTGACAAATAAAGTTCCCGCAGGAGCATTTACATTGTCTTTTGAAGCTACTAAATTACCTATAACTTCTTTTCTATCTGCATCAATTGGAATTTCTCTTTGAATTCTAAGTTCTGAATTATCTATAAACTGATCTGTAATTGTACTTGAAAGTACGCCTGTTCCTACTTCAGTATAATTCTGAATTGCTGTTGTAAGTGTTGAATATGTAAATCCTGCCATTATGCACTAAGGGTTACTGGTCCAACTGAGACTGGAAACCCTCCTCCTTTCACGCTACCTGCTGTAGCAGTGTTTGTGTTAACTGTAAAATAAAACCAATCTGTTGTAAAATCTGTGTCTCGATCACCGCTAACATATTTACCTGTAGTAATAGCATAGCCTGAAGCATATGCAATATTTGATCCCGCTATACCATCAAAACTACCAGGATCACCATAAGTGCCTGAAGTTGTTGGTGCTCCTCTAAATCTGTATGTTGATCCATTTGTTAGCCCATGATTCGGTGCATGGACATTAATAATGCCTGATGAAGCTGCATACGTGGTAAATGGATCAGGAATTAATAATTGTGCTACAGTTTTTTCTGTTCTATCTGTTCTTACATTTTGTAAACCTTGTGCATCTCCACCATGAGGTCTCGGCTCTAATTGAGGTTGTTTTGATTCATATTCAGATTTATGAACAAACATTCCATTCCATTCTCTGACCATTTCATTATATGGAAAAGCCATTCCTGATCGGTCTGATATTGCCTGTGCGTATTTTCCTCTTGCGTATGCCATTATATATTCGGGTAATAATTCTTCGGAGTTATATAAGTACTAGCTGAAGAACCATCTTCTGCTAATGCTCTTGTTAACTCGTCTTCATACAACAATTTCATTTGTTGTACTAATTGTGGGTTAAATTTTTGTGCTAAATAAAATGCAAGTCCTGAAACCATACAAGGTACAAATCTGTATGGAACATCTGTTGCGTCTGTATAAGTTGCATCTGCATCTTGAATTCTTTTTACAAAAAACATGTGAATGTCTTTTGATGCATTAGATGAGTCTGGTGTTGGATAAAGAGTTACAGTTGTTTTGTCCACGAATCTTTGAACAAAATATTGTGCTGGAGTTCCTTTAGAAAGTTTACTTGATAATGATGAATAAGCAGATCTAGCTATTTTTGTAAGAGAAGAATCAGACTGATCTGTGTCTGTTTTATCGGATCTAAGTGTAGCTTCTAAAACATCATCCAAGCCATAAGTAGAAGTTCCAGTTGTTCCGCCTGCTGTAGTAGCACTTGTTCCATCACCTGTTGCTCTATAAAAAATATATTCTGCCTGACCTTCAACTAGATCAATATTAGTATCCCCTACTTCCCAGTAGTGCAAACCTCTATTGCCCCATTCTTGAAAAAGAATATTTAAAGATCGTCTTGCTGTTTTTAATTGATAACCTGAAGATACTTGAGAACCAATTCTCTCGTAAGCTTCATTAATAATTTCATCGACAGCAAAAGTCTTGTCGAAAGTGACTGTTCCGGAAGTAGTATTCGCCATGGGCTACCTACTATCCGTAAAATGCCGTTACACTATTACACTGAGTTTCTGTATAAGTAATATAAGCTCCAGAAGCAAAAACAACCCCATCGTCTGCTAAAGAAAGATTATCACTAACCCCTAAAGTAGCATTAGAACGAACTGTTATTAAACTTGTTCCTGCTGTTCCACTATTTCTTACGTAAATTGATCCAATAGCACCGCCACCAGTCCAATTTAAATTTTTAACTCGTGTGCGACCTGCAAAAACAACGCCTGCTACTTCAGAATTAATTCCTGCAGACATATTACCTGCTGGATTTCCAACTGCTGTTATTGACGATATTGTTGCAAAATAGCCTGTACTTGTTGCCGTACTAGAGTCTGCTCCAGTAACGGTTTCCGATAAAGCGTCTCCATTAACATCCGTTCCTACAACTGTAAATGTAATTCCTGAATCGTCACTTGCACTTAAAAGTGTAATTTGTCTAGCTGTTCCAGTATCTGCTGTATAAGCTCCTCCAGAAGTTAATGCTCCACCTAAAGTAAGTGCTGCATTATTTCCAACGGCTGCTGCAGTTGATAAACCATCAGCGTCGAGCGCTGTAGTTGTAATTACTGCAGATGATTTTATATCTGTTGACATAAATTTTCTCCTAATTTTGTTAAGTGGGGCCGAAGCCCCACTTTAGTTAGTTATTAGTTAGTGTAACTTACACCAGGCGTACGATATACTGTAACATCTTTTAACCAAAGTACATCAGCTGCTGCCGTGTCACTTGATGTAAAGATATAAGGTACTACTTCATCGCCATCATCAAAAGTAAATGCTGCTGTTGTTGCTGGTGCAGCTAAAGTACCTGCTCCTGCCACTGCATTCACAACAAATTGATAAGTTACTACACCTGCTGATGATATAAGTATTTTTAATCTTAAGTTTTGACCATCAACTGGAACTGAAGATCCACAATCTGTCGAAGTAGATGTTCCTGAGTTATTTAAGTCAGTCATGATTTCAAGGTTTGTATCACCCATTGCTCCAAATGCAGCAAAGTCTGTATAAATTCCATCACCAGCCGAGGCTGCGTCAAGAATTGGTACGTGACCATCATTAAAATCTTCAACTTTTCTAAATCCGATACCACAACCATCAAAGTCAGTCCAGTCAGGTGTATTGAATGTTGCCTCCATATAGCCTGAATGTGTACCGATTGTAAAGCCGTTAGCATTTCCACCCATTGGACCACCTGCTAAGACTATTTCTAGTCCTGTTGCAGCTGCTGATTCAGTATCCATCTGTAAATCAAATCCAGCTTGAGTTGTAGCTGTATCTGTTGCTGGTACTGTTCCATCTAATTGTGGAGTTTTACCAGCTGCTGTATAAGCACCAATAGAAAGTGCTGTTGCTGGGTACATTTCGTTATTTGGCCCAAAAAACAGCATTCCAAATTTATCTTCAGTTGCCATTACACCGTCAGCTGAGTTACCAAAATTTGTAACAAGAGGTGCTGCACATGTAATGTAGTTGTAGTTAAAAATTGTTGCAGGGGTTAGTCGTGTTAATATTGCTTTAATTGCAACATTTCCATCTGAGTCAACAGTGAATTTATCACTGTAAGCTCCAGTAGCCGCTGTTTGTGCGGAAACTTTAAGACCAGATTCTGCTCTTACCGTTCCCTTAAACGTTGTATTTGCCATAATATTCCTCCTAGAATATTTTAAATGTAGTCCCTAGGGGATGTCGACTATACGCGTCTACATTTAATTTTTTTTAAAATTTGTATAGTGAATAAAATATATATGAAATTTGAGTAGAGTGCAAGAGATCCTTGCATAAAAGTACGATTTCAGCGATGTGGCGTTTATCTAAGTTGCCACAGAAACTTGGGCGGCTGAACTACTGATTTTATTTTCTCTATCAGCAACTTTAAATTCTTCAGTTTTGATCTCAGTGATGATACTTTTAATTTTTTCATCAATTTCAACCATGTTAAGAGTATATCTATCCTCTTTAAGATGCTCTTGCTCCCAACTTAATTCCAAGGACTTCTTTTGTTTGTATAGGTCCTCGATCATGATTAACCTCCTCATAGGTAATCCATTTACCAGTCTTGCTGGTAAATCCATTTTTTTCGAACTTTACCTCATCTTTTCCCAGTTTGTCAAGGATTGAATTCTCGATATCTTGAGGAGTATCTTTACACTGAACATTGAAGTCAGCGCTATAGCCATGATATCGGATTTGAATTCTGAAGGTTTTCATAGTCGAATTTCTTACTTTATACTTGAAATGAGGCGGTTTTAAGGCCATCACATTATAAAATTAAAGGATACTGATATCCTTATATCATTACTTTTATTAGGTTCTACTTTATGCCACAACCATGAAGGAAACATTATAATTCTTCCAGGAACCGCATCATAATAAGTTTCTCGCCACAATTCTCTAGGTAATTTTACCTTTTTTCTAGGTGGCATACTCTGTTGAACTCCTGGTCTTGGATCCATTAACTCTAATCTACCAGAATTAGGCGGCGCTTTTACATAATAAGCACCAGAAAATAATGAGTTAGGATGAATATGGGCTTGATTGTACCCTCCAGGTGGGTTTATGTTAGCCCACATATTACCAATGAGAGGTTCTCTTTCTTCATTTAAATATTCTTCTTGAATAATTTCATTTTGCATTTGAAACAGTTCTTTAATTAAAGGTTCATATTCTTTTTTATGATTCATATCTGTTTGTGAATGCCAGCCATTAACATTGGTCTTACTAACACCTGAATCTTTTTTACTCCATTCAACAATATGTTTTTCTAGATATGAATTTAAATTATCAGGATTAGGTAAATCTTTAACGTAGACAATAGTTGGAAAAAAATATTCTTTAATCATCCTTGATATCTTTCTAATTAGAAAAATGAGGCGGTTTTGAGGCCGCCTCATTAATTTGTTTTAGTTGCTATTACGCACCTGGTGATCCGAAGACACCACGCCAGTCAGACCAGCCGAAGCTGTATCTTTCTCTAGCTTTGTATCTAACGTTACCAGTTTCAAAATCGCCTTCCATAGCGGTTTTGATTGGTGCTCTAACAAAGTGTTTTAGTCCATTAGGAACATCTGTTTTAACGAACCATGCGTCAGTATCTGTTAAATAGTGATTAACCACATAACCTTGTGGGATCACATTCATAGATACAACAGCACTGATGTCATTATCAGCTGTTCCAGTTCTACCGACAGATTTTAATAATCTTTCAGCAGTAAATTGAAGCGCCGAAGGAACAATCATTTTTCTTCCTTGAGCTGCAATTTTTAAACCACGTTCATCAGTTAGCGCAGCAATGTCAACCAATGCTTGCTCTAATGATGTTTCATTTAAGTCTGCTTGCGTAGTTAAAGTATTTTTAACTGCTGTTCCACTAATGGTTGTGTGATTAGTAGAAAACAGAGAAACGCCGTCACCCGCCTTGAATGTAGCCACTGAGGACAGACCATTATTCAAAGGTGTTACAGCTTTTACTTGTTTCGCATTAGACATAGAACGTGCCAAAGCTTTTGTGTATCTAGAAGCAATTCTATCGTAGAGATTATCTTCGATAGCTTCTTCTGTGATTGCAAATGCTAAAGCAATTGTGTCGTGAGTGTAACGTGCAGTGTAGGTTTCTTGAGCAGTATCGAATGATACTCCTTGACCTTCTGCTTTTGTTTGTGCGTTAGCGAATCCTGATAACATCACTTCCTCTTCGAAAGCTCTGTCACTTGATTCGGTTGTATAAATCTCAGCATGCTGATTTTCATACCGTTTGTATTCCAGGCCAAATAGTGCATTCAAACCTGGCTCTAGTTCTTTAACTAGCTGTGTTCTTGATATTGCCATAATTTATCTCCTATTTAGACTTAAGCTCCAGTACTATCAATGTACTCGTTTAAGTTTTGGATTACAACGACGGTACAATAAGCTGCTGTTAGATCGCTATTTTCTGGATCTTCCGCGCTTCTAATCAATCTCCATGTATTGTTAGTTGCGTGAGTGTCACCAATGTCAATTGTAGTGCTTGATCTTCCAGTTGTTGTGCTTCCACCTGTGTTCACATCAAATGTGTCAAGATAGATAGCATGTGCACCAACGATAGTAGTCGCTACTTCTGCGTCGGTTGCAACATTGTACAACTGCCAAGGATAGTCATTTACAAACGCTTTAGTATCTTCGCTGTTCGCTGGTGTGATTGTTGCATCATACCAACTTGCAAACGTAGGTTTTAACGTAGTTGCTGCGTTGTAAAATATTCCTTGTAAAACACCTACTGACGTTCCAGTTGCCGAATCTTCTCCAGTTACAATGTATCCGGCAGTAACACGTACTCCCATACCATTAAACTTATTTACAGAATCCGCGGCTACTATAAAGTATTCAGATAATCCCTGAGTAGATGGGGTATTCCCCAACGTACCAGCTGGAATAAATCCGAAACCTGCGCTATTTCTATTAGCCATAGTTGTCTCCTTATGTTCACAGTTTTACCTGTGAACGGTTAATTTAAATCGATGATAAGGAATAGTTAAAAAATTAACTTTTCTTTGTACCACCGAAGGTTACACGAGATTGCCTGTCAACATTGATAGGCATACTCTTATGCTGTTCCTTTAGTAAGTCGTGTTCTACGGCTTCGTCCTGACCTTTAGCCAAATTGGCATAATAGTCAGTCCTTTGCTTCGCGAGCTCTTCAGGTATCCTAGCCAGCAATAGGCCGCCAACTCCAATGATCCCCTTGAATTTTCCATCGTGGACAACCGGATAATCAGAATCAGGAAATTCATCAGCTCTCACTAATTCATAACCTTCTCTTAATCTTCCAGAGATATTCTTAGTGTCTTGAAACCCTAAGCTCTCTGACCGTATCCATCTGTGCCTGAATCCATCAGGTGCAGGGGGTGCATCTAGAGATGATGGTGGAGTCCACACTTTTGGTCTTTCAGTCTTTGACCGCGTTTGACTCGCACGAGAAGCTTTTATGTCGTCTTTTTTCATATGCTTGCCTCCTTCGTGAGTTTTAATTGTTTCGCATATTCTTCGAGTGGCACTCCTAATTTTTTAGCTATTGCTACCTGTGAAGAAGTGAGTCTCACAGTTTGGCGTCCGGGTTTTACGCTTCTTGAAGCTGAAGCTACCAACTGATTGGTCTTGAACGTTTCTGTACTACCACCTTTAGCAAACTTATGCGGAAAGTCAACTCTTATTCTTTTGTCTATTTCTTCATAATATGTCTGATCTTTAGGATCCAACCCTTCCTTCTCAACTAAATCCTTATGATGTTCAAAAGC